GCCCGGAGCCGAGGATGATCCCGTTGAACTCGATGCTGCTGAGGGTGCCAAACCTGGGCGTCACTTCGACCTTGTAGTAGCCGGTCGTGTCGTGGTGCAGGGTCAGCCACAGCACCTGCGTTCTCTTGGTCGGGACTGCGGCCAGTCCGCCGGTCTGGGTCTGCTCGCGCTGATGCACTTCAGAGAAGCGGTAGTGCATCTCGTACTTCTCTCCGATCCACAGCGCCCTGCCAGTCTGGTCGCCCTTGACCTTGACGTCTGCCGAGCCTGCGCTTTGGGAGTTGACGACAAGTTGTTCTCCGCCGTTCTGTGCGGGCGAGCTCGTGGTGGCCCTTGTGACCACCTGCATCGTGCGCCCTGCGGAGACCTGATAGGGGAGGGTGATGGTCGTCTCGTTGTTGGCGCTGGAGTAGACCAGCGAACTGTCTGTATCTTTGACTCTTCGGTCCAGGGACATGATGAAGGAGGAGTCGGTGTCCTGCCTGCCTTCCTCGACCGTGATCTTCTCGATCATCACCCCTTGGGTCCTCTGCACGATCAGGTACAGGTCCGTCTCGACGAACTGCATACCGAGGATCTCGGCGTCCGATCCGAAGGTCCACTTGCCCCAGGCGCTTTGCACCTTCTGCCTGCCGAACTCCAGCCACTTGTAGATGTAGACGGTCGGCTTGTCGGTCTTGGTGATGAGCGTGAGCAGTCTCTCGGAGGTGCTGACTGCGAACCGCTTGCCTTCGCCCACGATGTACTTGGGGATGTGTTCGGTGATGTCCGTGGCGTCGTAGGAGTCGGTGCCTTCGCTCCTCCGGTACTCGCGCACCCCTGTGAACCCGCCCCGGTCGAACGCGAAGAAGATGCGGTCCCCGAAGACGATGGGTTGGATATCCCCGAGTGCTTCCCACCGGCTCTGCAGGTCCAGAGAGACGGACTTCGGGGTGAGGAGTGGTGCGCCTTCGATGGAGAGTTGCGCGAGGCGGGAGAAGGCGAACAGTTTTCTGTCCAGGGGCGTGGCGTGGAGGAACGCGGTGACTTCTGCGGTGCTGGGCCTGACCGAGATGGGTGCGGAGTCGAGCAGTCCTTGGCTGACCGTGACGCGGAAGAAGTTGAACAGTTCCCCGTGTTCGGTGAGGTCGGTGTTGTCTTCGGAGATGACTCCGAGGCGGTTTCTGTGGAAGAAGATGTCGGTGAGTTTCTTGCCGATGAACGCCGGGTCCGGGTTGGTGAGCGTGTCGCCCACGATGCGCTCGTTCCACTTGAAGAGCGTGTAGTCCGCTCCGGCGGGTGCTGCGGCGTGTGTGGTGCCGTCGGCTTCCTTGAGTGCGAACGTGTTGTCGGACTGTCGGATGAGGACCATCGGCATGGTCGCGTAGTCGAGTTTGTGTTCGATCCCTGGCGCGACCGTTTCGGCCCACTCTCCTTGTCCCATGTTCACTCCATCCTGGGACTTGAACGTGAGGTAGTAGTCGTCGATGTCGTCTTCCGGGTCGCCTTGCACCTTGACGACGAACCCGTCGGGCGCGACGAGTGGCAGGTCGTGAAAGTCCTGCACTTGGTCCTTGATGAGTACGAGTGCTGTGTTTCCTTGCGAGTCGTTGACGGTGATGTCGAAGTCGCCGCTGTCCTTCTCGATCTGGATGACGGAGCCTTCGCGGTTGATCGTGAATCCTGCGGGTGCGCCGAAGGCGGTTACGAGATCTTCGGCGATCTTGTCGGTCTGGATATCAGAGGAGTTCGTCTTGCTGGTGGTTTTGGAGCCTGCCACATCGCCCGTCACTTCGTAGGTGGTGTCGTATGCCCCCTTCTTGACGAAGAGGATTGCCGTGGACTTCTGGACGGCGGTGGTGGCCGTGTCCATCTTCGCCACCTTCTCGGTGTTGAGGAGGTATGTGACGTCTTGCAGCGTGACGGCCCTGAGCGACGTGCTTGGGGTGCTGGTTTGCAGGTATGTGATGCCGTCGGGCTGGTTGCTTGGGCTTCCTGCGGCTGGTGTTTGGTCTGCGCCGGTGGTCAGGTCGAAGACCTTGAGTGACGTGGTGCCTGGCGAGCCGGAGGTGGAGATGGTGACGACGTATCTCTCTCCGGGTCCTCGGTCGATGAAGTGCACGAATGTGTCTCCGATGTCTCCGGCGAGGATGCTGGAGAGGTTGGCGACGTGTTCTGAGGGGTCTCGTTTGCGCAGTCCCGAGGTGGACGGGTAGCAGTCGTCCATGAGTTCGCATTGCGACGGGAACCGCACGGTGGCGGGTTGTTGCGACACCCCGTTGACGAGGTTGGGGATGGGGATGGTTTCCAGTACCACGGCTGATCCCCTACAGCACTTGGTTCAGGGGAGATTGTCTCGTTACGGCGGCGCGGAAGTCCCAATGGTCGAAGATTGAGTGATCTGCGGTATCGCCTTCGTGTTCCATGAGGTCCATGGCGGCTTGGCCCTCGTTTGCCACGGCGTCTCGGTACTGCGCCGTGTCCTGGCCGACCTTCCTCCCGATGAAGACCCGTGACGCGGCTGAGAAGATGACGGTGCGTGCGGGTTCGGGGAGTTGGTCCCAGTCCAGCGCGTAGACGACTGACGCCTTGATGCTCTGGGTCCAGGTATTCGTGTGGTTTTTGGCGTCGTAGAGCTGAGTGCCTCTTTGCACGACGTCGTAGTCGCCTTGTTCCCACTCGTCCACTCTCAGGATGTTATCTGAGAGTGTGATCGTGTTGTCTGGTGCCCTGGTCAGGGTGACGTCGTGTTCGGTGTTGAAGTGCCAGCCGCGTTGTTGGATGCGTTTGGCTGCTTCGTCGAGGATGTTTTGCGCGTCTGCGACGTCGGGTGTGACGGAGCCGGTGAGCGAGTTGGTGGGTTGCGCCCCGATGGCCGAGAGCATGGCATTGACTGCTTCGAGTCGTGTGGTCAGCGCGTATTCGCTCATGTCTCTCTCGGTTGTACCCCAGGAGGGGTCCGCAATGAAACAGAACTGGGGGGATGTGAGTCCCCCCGGTTCCTCTGGTCCGCTCTAGTCGGTGAGTTCGATGGCCGTTTCCGGCTCAAGGATGCCAGCGCCCTTGTAGATCTTGGTGACCATGAGGGTGGCTTGGCGACCGACTGAATGCTCGCGCTCAACGGACAGGCCCTTGAGAACGACCAGGCCGACGGGGCTTCTGCTGCCGCCCGCGCCCGAGTAGAACCCGAAGCCGTGGGTGGTGGAGAAGTTGCCGACGTAGGAGTTCGCGGTACCTGCGGTGTTGGCGGACGACAGATCCGTGGTCGGCACGTTGGTCGATTTCAGGATGTTGACGCCCATGTACTGCTTGACGCTGCCTTCTGCCAGCGACCCGCGCCCTCCGAAGTCGGAGTTCACGATGTCGGTGTCTTGGGCAAGCACCCAGTAGTCCGCGACCTTGAGCACGACGTAGCGGGAGCCGTCATCGGGCACCTTCGCGTCGTCGAACTTTTCGGCCAGGGTTGCGATCCCGGTCTTCAACTGCGCTGCCGTGGGGGTGGCGCTGCCGAGGGAGACCTGGACACCTGCGGCTTGGGGTGCTGTGGCTGACGCCCTGGAGGCGAGGATGCTGAGTTGCATCAGCTCCTGCTCCAGTTGGTTGGCCATGGCTTCGCCTTGCTCGGAGGTGTGTACAACGCGAGTCTCCCAATGGGAGGAGGCTTCGTCGAAGTCGTCCACGGCTGTCGGTGCGACGAGCGGCTGGTCGATGTTGACCGTGCGCTTGTTGACCTGGAGCGTGGAGAGGAGCTTCGGGGTGCCGGTTGCGTTGAACGCCGCGTCGTCTTCCCAGATGTCGGTGCCGGGGTTGTGGTACCGGGCCGAGACGCCGCCTGCGACGTCGAACTGGGCTGACTTTCCGTGGTCGATGAACTTCGTCCTCACGAAGTTCGCGTACATGAGGGTCGTGTGGTAGGAGGTGATGACCTCGCCTGCCCACACCACCAACCAGTTGGCGGACTGGGTGCCGAGGGCTGCCGCGTAGGGGCTGCCCCAGGTACCCGAGCCAGCCGCTTGGCCGGTGAAGGAGACCTTGGAGATGGATGCCATGTGATTCTTCTATTTCTCAAGCTTGGAGTGAATGATTCGCGCACGTTGCGCTCATCGGTCATGTCCTGGTCGCCGCTTGAGTGGCCCTGAGAGTTCAGGGGTCGGTGCTGAGATTCGGTGTCTTCCCGCAGGAAGGAGAATCCGCTAGTGGACGGTTGAAGTGTATACGCCTTCTGGCGGTGGAGTTCAAGGGGCGTAAAAGACTTCCCGGGACCGGCACCCAAGGACGGAGGTGCTGGGAAGTGAGTGCAGAGGTAGTTGACTAAGACTATGGCGCAAAGCGCCGCACTCACAAAAAAGCCGATCCCGGGTTGTCAGGTGTGGGCCGCGCGGTTCCTGGGAGGGGATGATTGCGGCCCGTGCTCCTGGGGACGGTTAGGAAGGACCCAGGAACGGCGCGGATTGTCCCCCAAACTCCCAGAAAATCCACACAAAAATCTTCCCAGATCGCTTGACCTACAAGATGTAGTGGTTCAGGCTTATGGAGAACACAGCGCGTTGTGTTCGGTGTTCTCTCTCAGGTAGGCCTAACGCCCCCGCAGCCACACGGAACTTACTTCCTACAACCGGGAGCTACCAAGAACAACCCCCCAGGGCCAACCCCTCGGGGGCTAGGGCGCAGGATCAATACGACCGGCCCAACAAGAGAACACCATGTCCCACACGCTTCGCGTGCCCGTGACGCCAGATCCCCTGACAAGCCGCACAAGCCCCTCTCAAGGCTTCCGACACTTCCCCCCTCTCTCGGGTCCACCCAGACACAAGATCCAACACACGGACACACAGACCCCTTAGAACGCGGCGTCCCATAATGTTTCTCAAAGTCCACTAGACGAGAGCAGCCCCCTTGACCCCTCCCGTGAGGAGCGAGCAAAGCGAGCGACGAGCGGTCTTCACGTCTACCAGAGCCTTGAGAGAAAGATTGAGATTTATCTATAAAACTCTAGTCTCGTCAACGGGAAGAGAACTGTGGCTGGGAAGGTCCAGGAACCAACACATGGTCGATACCAACCCCGGACGAACACTACACGTCTAAGTACACACCAGCGACAACCTGACGCCTACGGAAGAGTCAGAGAACGAAAAGTCGTGAAATGGTGGAAAATCGTGGAAGGGTGAGAAATCGCGGAAGGGGGTATTTATCGCTAACGCACGGCCCTTTCCCCCCCTTGGGGGGCCGGTCCCCTTTTCGTCTAGGCAAGGGGAAGCGTCCCCCGTCCAGGAGAGTAGCCGGTTCCCTACTGGTAGGACTTGAGGGGGGCGGGGGAGTCGCTAGCTGGACTAGGTAGGGGGAGC